AGAAGTTGGTTTCTGGATTTATTATGATCCGGTGAAAAAGCAATATTACATAGGTAAGAAACGATATGGTATGGCAGTGAAGAATGACGGAAAAGCAAGAGGGAATATAAGCCTTGGAGACAAATCCCCTTCTGTAAATGGTGTGCCTGCCACAGCAAAGGTGGTTGCTTCTTTTCATACACACACTCCAATGACTGAAATAAAAGGCATGAAAAGAAAAGTAGGTCCATCTAAAGAAGATAAAGGGAATGCTGATAAAAATAGGATTCCAATCATTGTTTATGATTACATTGGTACAAAAGATCCTCGAACAAATGATTATTATGTTATTGGTGGACATAAAGTAAGTGACCCCAAAAAAATGTATATTTACCAACCTAAGAAATAACTAAGTTAATATGTATATGAAGACTTTATTTTTAAAACGATTGATGTTTATTTTTCTTCTTTTTGTAGCATGTTATTCAAGTGCTCAGTCTCTGAGGTCCTTGCCCTTTCAAAAAAGAGACAGTACATTGATTCGGATTGCAAAGGAAACGTTGAAGAAGAAAGCGCCTGAGTATTTAATTGAAAATGGTGCCCCGATTATTTCGAAGCACCGGGTTCGCTATTTGACTCCAGCAGAAGAAAAAGAAGTGCCTGAATTTAGTACGTTTTATGGGGCCAAGTCAGGCCAAGTCTATTATATTGTCGAATTTCCTCAAGATGAATCAATAGAATCTTTTGATGCTGGATTTGTAGCCCAAGTTTACATTTGGGAAGATACCTCAAGACCTTTTTCTATTGCTTTAGGAAATAGTCTGATTATGGATTTGAAGTAGGAAGTTAAGTTTAATATCAATTGCCCTAACTCTTTGGAGGTGAGGCAAATTCTTATGTGCCTATGATCGCTATTCGGCCGCGTTGTATCACTCTGCAATTGATCGGTTTTATCAAATTAGTGCGGAGAATAAAGGCACCGTTTTTAAGCGATGCCTTATACAACCTTCCACGCTCAACAACGCACACTCAACTACACAGTAGAGGCTGTATATAATGTATTACTGACTAATTAGAAATAAGTTCGGTACCGGCATAAAAAAAGTGAGGGGAACCACCCCCTCACTAAAGTCAAACCAAAATAATTCGAATTATGTCCGTATTATCTTGATTCTGCAAATATACAGTATTTGATCAGTTGTGTGCAAGTCAACGTATTAGCATATTCTATTTTCATGCAACGTTCATAATACATATCGTATATTTTCTTTAATCGTGCATTTAATATGTCCTTATCAGGTCTTTTTACTACTTTCCCGTTTTTGAATTCATTCTCAGCATCTATTATGATGTTAGTTGGTATATATCTGGTTGCTAAGTTGTGGGATACGGCAATCCGTACTTTGTGTTTGCCGTTCAACATTTTTTTTGTCGGCACTATAGTTATGAATAGATTAGCCATAATTTCTTTGTAATTAGATTATTTTTGTTTTATTGCCACGGCAATATAACGGCAATAAAATAGCGTCAAAAGTGACGTTTTTAACTTTCTAATACAGGTACTAATGAAAATGAATATAGTTTGATTTTGTTTGTAAGTAGCTGATAATCAATTAATAGAAAGGGCTTCTAAATCCTCCTCTGAGGTAGAAGCCCTTCAACACAAAAACTAAACTAGACACATTTCTGAAAATCTAGTCTTATGTTTTCTATATCAATATAATAGCCATGCTGTTTTTTATGGTTCGACCATTATTCGACCATTAATACTTTAACTACTATCAATATTCATATATTATTTACCATGTTTTTAAATCTTTGACCTTACCATACTTATCTACTGTACATCGAAAGTTTGTACGTATCATTGCACCAAAAGAGTTTTGTGCATCTACATATGATTGAATAACTACCGACTCATCATCATTTATTTTATATTTTGACTCTTTGTCGAATTCCGTAGCAAACTTTGCGGTTGATGGAGCTTTAAGTTGAGATTTGACTTCTTTCTTTGAAGCTTGAAAAGCATCTCTAATCAATCTCTCTTTTTTAGCTTTTTTGCTATCTTCTGCCGAATATTGTTGTTCGTTTGTTTGAGATTTATTGTATGCTATTGTGAATGCTAATATCATTGTTACCACCGAAACTACTGCAAAATAGCCACTTTTTGAAAGAGATATCATAAACTTTTCCCTTATGAATGGGATGGCTTTCTCAACCAAACAAAGTGCAACTATGGCTATAACTACGATGATTTTTATTAATAAGGGCGCATTCATGTATTTTAATTTTAGAAGTTTACTTATTTCTTTTTCTCCAATGAGAGTTTACATAGATACCATCCTTCTTATAGTATTCCTTGATATGTTGAATAGTATTGGAATCATTTGAAGGATAAAAATTTTGTTTGTATAAGATCAATATGATAATAGTAACTATAATTGTGGCTATTGGATGGGTATAAAGCATTAGTAGAGAAGCTACAATTATCATGAGTTTTATGTATAACTTATCGTATATCATAATTTAAACTATATTTCGTTCATTCTTCAACATAGCTAATTCTCCCTTTGCCTTTCTAAGTTCCTCGGTGAGCAATTGATTAGTCTTCATCTGTTCGTTGATTGTACCTTGAAGGGTGGCTATCGTATCTACTAAACGCTCCATGCGTTCAATGTTTGGATCGGATTTGATATCTGAAATTAACATAGGGCCTTTATCTCTGAATAACCATTCTGCTGACACTTCGTCAAAAGCTTTAAGTATCCCAATGACAAGGTCTAATGAAATCCCTCTTTTTCCTATAAATTGATTATTTAAGGTCGTTTGCTCCATTCCTATTGATGCCGCAAGCGTAGCCTTACTCATGTTTGTATATTCTCTAAATTCTTTGATTCTCTGGAGAATATCGTCTTTATTGCATGTATTCATTTTTATTTATAATATTTCTAAATAAGACATATGTCCTAAAATAATAGCCTAAATGTTTTTGTAATAAGGTCAAATGACCTATATTTGCATCATCAATCAATACTCCAAAAGTATGAATAAAAAAGCAAGTATCCAACCGAAAACAGAGAAAAGTAACTCTAAGAAAAGAGATTATAGTCTTATCGTTGATGGTAAGTATAATTTTAGAGCTATTATCCAAAGAGCTTGGGTCTATGTTCGTAATTATGGTTATTCTTTTAAGTCTGCTCTTAAAACAGCTTGGATAGATGCTCACTTGAAAATGGATGAATATAAGGCAGAGATAAGATTCCGCGAAAGCACTACATCTATTTTCCCAAAAAAGAATTTATCTCTTTCAAGCCTGTATAGTGATCCTTGCGGAAATCTTGCAATGGGGTATGTGACAAAGTAATCAATCAAATCAATCATAAATAAATTAATCATGGAAGAATTAAAAAAATCACAGACTGAACTTCTTGAAGAGAGAGTAGAGAAATTGAAACAGGAGAATGAGCAATTGAAAAAGGATAAGACTATGTATGAAGATTGGTGGAGAAAAGCTGATGCCAAGAATTTGGAACTGATAGAAGCTATGAAGTCCATCGGCACCATCGCCAATATCATTTATGCTTCGGCAAAGTCTTAACCCTCACCTAAAGTCAAACCAAAACTGCCGGTTATCCGGCACCCAGCCTGGCCAGTGAGCCTGCCCTTGAAGGGAGGCTGGGAACACAGAGAAGAGTTCTTTGACATATTGGTAAAAATAGAGGTTGCAAGTTATCCTCTGCTGAAAACGGACTACGTAAATAGGCACAACTTGACAACGATATAATGCTGTGGTTAAAGGTCAGAACCATATCGTTGTAAAAATAAAACAGTTAGGCATATTTATGTCGGCAAATCGTGGTATTTGCTTTAAGAGTTATGTGAGTAAAAAAATAGATATAGCAGGTGGTGTAGCTCAGTTGGTTAGAGCGCATGTCTTAATATGCATGAGGTCGACGGTTCGAGTCCGCTCATCACTTCAAGTTAAATGAAAATTTTGTGAATTGCGTAAATCGTCAAATTAATATAGAAAGAAAATAAATGGAGAAAGTATATTTTAAGTAAAAAATAGTTCATAGTTATTGGAAATTCATATATTTGCGATGCCCAATAATGTTATAATCTATTCATGTAGAGTGTAAACCGTAAAATCGGTTTCAGCTTTATAACGGCTGTGGGCGCACTCTGCATGAATATCTAAGAATTATGAAAACAAAATTTAGACAGTTTAAAACTGCTGAAAAGCATCAATGGAAAACAATGCAATTATTGAATATTGTTTTGTTGCATAATCAAGCTCCTGATTCTTATGTGGAGTTATTTAATAAAATGGCATATTTGGATTTTGTGATACCATTAAGAGGAGATAATTATATTGAGCTGCTGAGGTTTGAAAAACTTGCTACTTTGAACATGTATGAAGGAACCATTGTTACTTATATAGGTATCAGAGATAATGCATGGTTCAATCAAAAAAGTAAAAAAATAGAAAGTAGAGAGAGTGAAGAAGATTTGTATGCTAATACAAAGAAAGCAACATTCTATTTTATCCCAGAAGTACATAAATTATGTTTGCTATCTGGCAGTGAAGTTACAATTCAGAATATAAAAAAATATATTGATGCTGCTTCAACTAAGATATTAGGACCAGAACAAGTTCATTCTAACTTCGTTACATCAAAAGATGAGATAACAGAAGCGTATAAGGAACTCAATGTTAACCGCGTTAAGCTAACTATTAATTACGGAAATAAGGATGATATAGAAGGGTTTGAAGAAACGTTTAGTGATTTGGCCAAAGAAGGTAATATCGCATTGATAAATATGGATGTATCATCAGCAGAAAATGAAGATCTAAATTTAACTGAAGGAGGAATGGTTGATTCCTTAATTAACCTTGTAACCAAAATGGGGAATGGGGCTGCTGAAATCACTGGTTACCAATTAATACCAGGAAAGAAAAAAGGAAGTAAACCCAAAAGGAAAAATCATAGAATACGCACCGAGAATTACATTGAAAAGATAAAAGTTGGATTCAGTAGCATCGGTAGTATATATATGGCTGTATATAACGAAGTTGTTACAAGATATAAAGGTTCAGAATAAAAATGGAAAAGAAACACTCAATATTTGGCTGGGACTCGGTGTTCAGATCATACACGAATTATGATTTGATTAAAGATTCAATTTTTCCCGTATTAGCAGCAGTTACTATAACTGTTATTAGCTACTTAGGGGAGAAAGATATGCTTGTTGAACTGTTTAAGGTTATCACGATTGGATTGAGTGTGGTTCCTGTAATGCTGTCAATCCTTTTGGCTGCTTATGCTATATTAATGTCTATGTACTGGTCCCCAATTTGTGAAAAGATGAAACATAATGCAAAGGGAAATAAGTTATTAAATGGGCTGAACTCATCTTTTGCGGCTGCAATAAAGATTATTTGTTTTGGGGTTCTTTATCTTCTGATAGTAAATAGTATAGGGACTGTGAATATGCCGTTTCATATAATACCGCTTAGTATTATCAACGCATTGCTTTTAGTCATTTCGCTATATTTCATTTTATTTTCAATATGGATAATGAAGGATATAGCAATCAGTATTTATAATTTCGCATCTTTTACTATTAATACAGATATCAAAGAAAAAAAGGAAGATTCAAATACATAACATTTACATTTTTGACTTTAATACGGAATAATAAAAATTGTACGTATCATAAATTTATTGTTTCTCTGTTATCAACTAAAAAAATTATATAATGAAAATAAAGTAGATGTAGTTTTAACACAGCCAGAGCTGATAGAAATAGAATACACAGATGATATAGAAAAGCTATACCCTAAGGTACGAACAGTATCATCAGAAGAAGATTTACGGAAATATTTAAATGAAGGGAAGATAGAAAATGATATATTTAAGGTGAAATATTCATTTACGGAACTAGGAAGGTATAAACGCAAAGAATGGAGTTTTCAAAAGGAATGGCGATATATTTATTCTGTTTCTCCAGTGGGATTGAAAGAATTAAATTCATCAACATTTGAAAAACACAGAGAAATAATAAGAAGAATAGAGGATAAAGAGTATGAGCCGGCGTATTCAAGAATGTTTTTTGATTTGGATGATAAAGCATTAGAAAATATTGAAGTATTATGCGGACCTAAAATGAATGATGCGGAAAAAATTATAGTTAAAACACTATTAAACCAATATTGTCCTAATGGAATATACAAAGAGAGTAAGTTGAAAATAAGAAAATAAAAGAAAGTAGGTTTTTATCAATGGCGATAACTAATTTCGTTAAGAGAATACAAGATGTAATGCGCAATGATGCAGGGGTAAACGGAGATGCACAGCGTATAGAACAAATTGTGTGGACTCTGTTTTTAAAGATATATGATGCGAAGGAAGAAGAATGGGAACTTATCAGTGATGATTATGTGTCTATTATTCCGGACAAGTATAAGTGGAGAAACTGGGCGGTAGATAACAAAGATGGTAAGGCTCTTACGGGAGATGCACTTCTTGATTTTGTAAATAATGAGTTGTTTCCGAAACTCAAAAATCTTGAAGTTTCAGAGGACACACCAATGAATCAGATAATGGTGCGTTATGCCTTTGAGGATGCAAATA